TAGTCCTCTTTGAGTAGTTGAGGTATTTAAGCTTTTGTTCGTAAATTCTTAAAATAGAATCATACATAATCTTGTGGATTAGTTAGATATGGGCTTAAAGTGCTATATAATCGTTACCGCTAAGCTTAAAAAGACACGACAAATTGCGATAACTCGATTGATAAATTATTTTCGTCGTATTGCTCAATTTCGACAACAATAGGCTGCTCTTGTAATTCGTTTAGGAAATTACATAGCCGAACGACTTGAAAAAAGTCAAAGGTGTATTTTGAATTGTGAAAAGCTCCCTCTAAAACGTGTATTGTTAATTTTAAATCATCAGTAAAGACAATTTCTCGATTAGCATACACATACTCAAAGCAATTAATTTTTAACTCCATCGCTTTCATAATTGCTTTTAGAAAGCATTTTGTTGATACGATAAATTTCATAATTGTATGATTAAAAGGTTAATAATAAAAGCCAAGCGGTAACAAGGGGTAAAAACCACAGGGGCTTCTCGGCTGATAGGAGAGTGTTTCGGGAACTCCTCCCCTGCGTTCTTACCCCCAGCCGTTAGCGAGATGCTAAGAACCGACCGCAACGACATCGAGTATTTCAATAACTCTTTTAGCCAATTTGACGGTTAACTCAAATTCATCCTTATAACGCTCACTTTCTTCATCCCATGAGTTGTAAAGCAGCCAATATGCTCTATATCCTGTTTGGTCATCAATCTTTCCGTCTTCCATATCTTCAATAATGTATTGAAGATTTTGGTCGTTTGGGAGAATTGAAATGTTTAATTCTTTATCGCAAATTTCACAAGTCAAAAAATTATCAGATTCATATCCACCACCATGATTATAAGTGCTACTGAATTTTGAAACACCTAATTGTTTTAACTCATACCGCTTGGCTTTCTTAATTTCGGTATCGGTGTATTTGCTTTTTACTTGTTCGCCATTAAACTTGCCAGTTTCTTCAACCTCTTTGAATTTGGCTAATACTTTTTGCCTTTCTTCTTTGAGAGATTTACGAGCATTTTTGACAGCTTTTTCAATGCAATTTTCACAATAATCACCTTCAACATCGTGGCCATCTTGTGTAACCCAATGAACATCACTCAATGATGTGTAATACCTTTGCTCTAATGGCTCTAAAAGCTCTTTGGCTTTGTCTTTTAAATCTTGAAATTCCATAATTATTTATTGTTTAAAAGATTAATAATAACAATCGATACAAAGTATCATCTTCCTGACATCAGGAAGACGATACTAAATACTACTTTTAAAAAGGTTTGGGGTAGCGTATTCCTTTTCATAGTTCATGAAAATTACTTCCTGAACTTCGCCAGATCTGATGTTGTTTTTTTTGATTGGAAATTTTACTTTTCTCCAATCTTTATACAACTCATTCATAAGGGAGCAGTCGTAACCACTAACCATGGCTTTGCCTTTAATGGCATTAAGTTTACTGGCCAGTTCATAATGGTTTTGATCGGAAAACTCATACTTATAATCGTTAAAACTTGCTCTGCTTCGTTTACTATAAGGCGGATCGCAATAAAAAAAGGCATCAACAAAGTCTATTTTATCTATACATGTGGCATAATCGAAGGGGGTAATCTGAAAATTAGATCTGATAACGTTAGCAACGGTGTAGAGTTTTGAAATAGAGTTATTCCATTTGCTAACAGTTTCCCCTCCCTTGGCGTTCACTTTAGTTTTAGCCATATGCCAACCCTTGTTTTTACGTTGTGCGCCAAGGCCAAAAAACGATTGGCGCACTCTTACATAAAACCGACGGGCTTGCTCGATATTATTGTTGGAGTTTTCCCAACAACTGTTATATTCTGCCTCGGAACATGGTGTGAGCAGTAATAGCCTTATTAATTCAGCCTCGTGATCTCTTAAAACTTGGAAAAAGTTTGTGATGTCATTATTAAGTTCATTGGCAGTTTTAATTACATTCCCTTTATAATTGAGAGATACCACAAAACTACCCCCAAACAAATCAATTAGGTGTTTGAAGTTACTCGGGAATTCACTGTACAAGTAATCTAACCAAGTAAACTTACCGCCAAAATAGTTAAAGGCTATTATCTTACTTTTATTGCCTGACATAAATTTATGTATTACTGTGATACAAATATATAACATTTACTGAATATATGTTCTATTTACATCTAATAATTTTACAACATTATTCCTGTTCCCTCTCTTACGGTAAAGAGGGCCGACATTAATGGTGCACACTTTGTTTCTATATGGCTTACCCGGTTCAAGCTTCACCTGATACAATCGATTTTGGGTTACCCCTACGTCCTGTGGGGTGAACAAGTAAAATATGGCTGCAATTGATCCGAAGTAAAAATCTGCTCCAGAGTCTTTAAAGTGTACGTGAACACACTTGTCACGCTTGTAGGTATTTGTCATCAGGCTACTTTTAATTTGGTTTCTATTATTTTTCTGCTTAAAGATTCGACCATTCTTCTTGGAACAATGCATGGTACAGCGTTCCCAATGGATTTCTTTTGATCATTCTGATTCCCCTTGAGAACATAGGATTCAGGAAATCCTGTAATTAGTTTCAACTCCTTCACCCGAAGCATTCGCATTTTAATATCAATAATGCCGTAAAGAGCCATAAACTCCTTTATTTTAATCATAGCCTCGGTATCGCTCTCGTATACAGGAATGGCAATATTACCTTCTTCAACTGCAACCAAGTATAATGGTGCTTTGTCCTGTCGGGCAACGATCACACAGCATGGAGAATCTATATTTCCGTTGTGGCCACCCCAAGAGGGATTAAGGATAAAGGCTTTCATAAGGCTCGCTTTGGGAATGGTTGTGAGGGTTCCCATTGGGGAGTTTGCGTTCTGATGATTATGAGGACCAGAGTATTGTTTGTCTATCCATATTAAACTTAAACGATCTTTGGTAGTGAGGGTTGGCGAAGGTCTATCAATTGAACTATTCCCACCATTGCCATAGTACTGACTTATAAAACACTTTACTAGCGCATGACTATCCTTTGTTTTTAAAGCACCCGATGGACCATCAATGCTAATATTCTTATGCATTGGCTTCCCTGAAAAGTACTTACTAAGAAACTCTTTTTTACCATTAGCAACATATTTCACTAAACCTGCATGTATTCGCTCAAGGGTTTTGTCAGATAAATCCTTATTGCGATTAAATATACTTTCGCCTTCATCGTTTAAATCCAAAACATCCTTAACAGGTTTCCATGGTTTTAATGTATTGAATAACGTTCCACTCACATCCTTTGAGTGTGTTGTTTCAGGCCAAGTTATTGGTAGATCTTGTTTCGCAAACTGAGCAAAGTACCTTACCCTTGAAGTGTAAGCCCCAAAATCGGCAGCATTTAATAATCGCCAATTAAAATCATAGCCATAAACTTTCACTCTGTTTACCCAACGAATGTAATCCTGCCCCTCAAGCCTTGATACAGGTTTGCCATTATCATCCAGTGGCCCCCAACTCATGAACTCCCTCACATTCTCAATTTGAATGTAATCAGGATTCAACGCCTCTATATATCTAAACAAATGGTTGGCTAAAGTTCTACTGTCGGCATCCCTGGGCAACCCTCCCTTGGCATTACTAAAGTTGGTACACTCCAAACTTGCCCACAGAACCAGCTTCGCTTCAGGATTTTCTCTTTTTGCCCCATTAGCAATTGCAACAAGTTTTGAAACATCTAAGGTTTTGATGTCTTCAATAAAATGATGTGTTTCAGGGTGATTAGCCGAATGGCTAGCTATGGCAATCGGATCGTGATTTACTGCAGCGATAACTTTTGCGACTTTTGCGCCATTCAGCCTAGCGTTCTCAACGCCTGTTGTAACGCCACCTGCCCCAGCAAAGAGATCTATGTATAGTAGATTCATCATAAATTTTCATTTAAAAAGTTTTAATTGAAGTACATCCATTTTATCTCCTTTAAAACCGATTGTTTCAACCATTGTGATCAGCATTTCTCTTGCCCCTTCATCCCACACAAACATCCCTACTACAGCCTTGTCTGCATACTTTTCTTTAATCGTATCCTTGGCATATTCTCGGGCATCTCTGAGCGAGCAGAATATCTTCCCATCGTGGTCTTTGATTTTCGAATCAATGAGGAATAAAATGTAGCGGATTGAATTTCTCTCCATACTATTCACGGATATGTTCAACTATCCCATTCACATCGGGCTTACCCCATTTTCGAGCCTTGTTTATGCCAAGTTTTTCACGGGTTAATTCTAAAATATTCTCTGCATTTAAACCAAAGTGATGAGCTGAATCAAGCAAAAGCATAAAGCAGTCTGCATACTCCATTTTTGTTTTTGAAAGTTGTCTTCCAAATTCCCCGGCTCCAACACTTTCGTCAATTCCGAGCAAGTGGGTGTAATCAAGTGCCTGTATTAATTCATCAACCTCTTTTTTTAGGTGATGAACTATTGCTGGGTTTCTTTGTAACTCTCCGAAAGTATTATCTGACCATTCAGATATTTCATTCATTAATTCTTGAAGTCTCTCCATTTCTTTGATTATTAAATTCTTCAACTGAGTATATTATACTGTAAATCCACTTCCTTGAATGAAAATGTGAAAGCGAGGCTTTTTCAAACTGGGTGTGAATCATTACATGAGGCTCACCGCCAATAAAGCAGACATCCACAACTATCCCATTCTTGCCTAAACATTTGCAGGGCAATCCTATTAGCTGATGGAATATCGTAAGCTGCATATTTAAACAGTTTCAAAAAGTTCAACCCCTGTTTGCCTCGTACGTTCAGTGCCTTTGCGCTTGTTATCGGTTTTTTTTGGTAGCTGCCAACCCTTGATCTTGGCCACTCGAATATTAAACTCCATCCACACATCCTCACTCACAAACTCGAAGTGCATGGTACCCTTCTTGTAGCCTCGCACCCTAAAGAACTCATTCCATTGCACCCACTCACCCCAAGGGGTATGGTTATAATTAAAGAAACTGTAAAGACTCTTATGGCATCGTTCCTTACTGCCCCAGTTATTGGTGTATTCCATCAGCATCACCTGATCATAGCTTTTGCCAGTAATAAAGCAGAGGGCTTTAACCGTGTCATCGATAAGCGTTTCACGATGTCCAACCCTAATTTTTACATGGTTGGTTGGCCAGCGATTATCGTACTCACAAACCCAATTGCTGATGAATCTACGATTTACCTTGTAGTTACTATTGGTCTTCCATTTTTCACCAGCCTCGGAGTTGTCGGCGGATAATTCGCAGATCCTATCGAAAACCTCTACTAGAACCATATCCATTCGTCCTGAATGTGTTCCAATTATTATCTCAAGCATCCTAAATACATTGCCCATAGTAAACGGCACTTGCTGCTGCTGCTCAACAAACTTGTTAATGTCTGACATAACACCAGTTGTAACATATTTCTGCATATTCATCTTATCAAACACAGATGCCCATGCCGATTTCTGCAACTCCTTTTTGAATGATTCTCGATTAATATCCTTGGTTTGAACTCCCCTTGAAGTATAAGTTTGGTATGCTCCAAAGCCTATACCTAACCCCTTGGAAATGGGTTGAATAAGGTTGTTGATCGTTTTGTTTGCCTCCATAACTGAGTCGAACATCTTAACCGCACCAACATATCGATTCACAATCTCCCGTATTTCGTTGTGCTTCATCACCCCAGTTAAGTTGACAGGTTCGTCTTGCTCTTCATTCATATCAAACAAGTAACCATCAAACTCATCTTCACCAAACTTGGGCTTAAAAAGTCTCACAAGCCCAATTTCTATATCTGTTGACCTTTCAGCATCGGTAAATACATCTCCAAGATTTTCAATTGAGCCGTTTTGAAGAATTAGATTTTTAAGTTCAGTTCTTTTCCTTGTAAAAGAGTTGCTATACATCTGCCAGTTGCATAGGGATACTATCTGACAGCCTCCAGGGGCTATGTTCCATGCATGGTTGATATGGTCCTCTTCAGCCGAAAAAGGAGGATTCATTATGATTAGGTCAATATGGCTTACCTGCTCACTTCTAACTGTTAAAAAATCTCGGGCTATCAGCCTGCCCTTGCTTCCACAAATTCTGGCAAGATCCTCGTTGATCTCGCAGCAAAGCACCCCCTTGGCACCGAACTGCAAAGCGTAGTCGATTAATTTTCCTGAACCTGCCGAGGGTTCCAATACAACCTTGCCTATCAAATCGACCTGTGATAGCATTAAGTCGATAACGCTTTTGGGCGTTGGATAAAAGTCTCTGTTGAACATAGTATTAGTGTGATACATTAAAGATTATTTGAAAATTTTGAAAGGATATATTCACATGGATCAAATCCATCGATATTATTAATATCACCCATTAAAGCGTTCAACTTTTCGCATTCTTCAGCGGTTGGGATTTGATCCTCAGGAAGTGACCAGTCTGTATCGCATGCGTCGTCCTCAGGGTGATACGCCTCATTATTAATAATTAACTCGTCCAAAAACGCTTCTGCTTGCTCTTTAGAGCTGATTGACTCAGGTAACTTTGTTTTCATACTTAATGTGGGGTTATTCGATGGCTGAATTAATGTTGTCGATTGCTGCTTCAAGTTCACCAAATGCATCATCTAGGTAGTTAATTACTTCCTCCATTCGTTCACCTTTCTCTCCAGACTGAAATGATTCCGGCAGGTTGTCGAATGCTTCCTGCTCCTCTTCTTTCATAAGTTCCAGGGTGCATTTGGCCTGCTCGATTAATTCCGTCACTTTTTCAAGTTCTTTTCTTCTTTTCGCGTTCATAATCGTTGCGGTTTTGTGGGGGATTTTACCCCTTATTATTAGTTAATTTTAGTTGCTAGGATTCCAGATCCACAACAGTTGGATATTTTAAAGCCTTTGAACTTTCCATCGTTGTACTCTCTAATGTAGTCACGAGAGTTTCCAACTACATAAACTCCTTGATGACCTAGCGCCTTATCGGAGCTAACCAAACTAAACTCATCTTCAACATCTTCAACACAATCGGTCATTCCTGAAAACGAACTGTTAACTTTTACATAAATGTTGTCGGCATTCTTCCTTATGAAAGCCTTTACCGTTGTCATTGTTGTCTTCGCCATTTTGTTGCGGGGTTAAGTGATTAATTAATGTATTACTGTGATACAAATATATAACATTTATTGAATAGATGTGTCATGTTGTTAAATAATTTATAAAAAATCATAACTAATTGATAACTTTTGAAATTAAACTCTATCGTATCACTGTAATACTTTTAATTTTACTAATCATAAATCTGATTTAACCCAAAATTTGAACACAATGAAAGACAAAATTCTCGCACTACTCACCGCAAGGTTCGCAGGCGTGCGTAAAGATGGACTGGCGCAATTAGCAGGAGCTATATCGCTACAGGCCGATGACGAAGCAGCAGCAACAGCCCTTGTAGAAAAACTTACTCCTGAAAAGGTGAACAGCTTTGTAAAGGACTGGCGCAGCGAAGTGGACAAGGAGATATCCGACGCCAACAAGACCTATGAAACTAATCTTAGGAAGAAGTATGAAATGGTAGAGAAAAAGGATCAAGACCCCGGCAAGCAGACGGATCCAAAATCTACCGACCCGAACGACATCGCAGCGATTATAGCCACCGCCATTAAGGCTGCTGTTGAGCCTCTTCAAAAGGAAATAAGCTCTTTTAAAGGTCAAAAAATCACCGAGACAAGGCTTCAGCAAATGGAAAGTAAGTTAACCAATGTTCCCGATGCGTTCAAGTCGCAGAAGTTGAAAGATTTCAAGCGAATGAACTTTGAGAACGAGGAGACATTCGCCGAATACTTGGGTGAGGTGGAAACGGACATCATGGCACTGAATCAGGAGTTAGCCGATAAGGGGTTGTCTGGGCAAACCAAGCCGATTATGGGAGCAAAAAACAAGGATGGCGTTTCGTCAGCCGTGAACTCCTATATCGATAGTAAAACAAAGCCCGAAAGCAACCTTGGGGGCAAAGAAGTGTAATTGAAGTTTAACAAAAAAATTAAAGCAAATGCTTAAAATCGAACGAAAGAGTGATAGCCGAATCATCAAGGCTATCATACACAGGCTGGCGGATATCCCTGGCGGTGTAACAGTTTCCGTGGCGAATTTGGGCGGTGCTGCTTTGAATGAAGGAACTCCATTGTGTGCTGGCTCTGACGGCATGTACAATGTTGTTAAGACAGGCAAGGTAGTAACTGCATACAGCTCCGGTACCTCGCTGGAGATTGCCAAGGGTCACCACTTCAAAGTGGGTGACAAGATCGCTGATGAGGCTGCAACCATGCATGCCACCATCACCGCCATTGACAAGACCACCAACGCCGACAAGGACGTTGTTACCCTAGCAGGAGCATTTTCAAGCGCTCTTGCCGAAGATGCCAAACTTATCCTTGTGGCTGTTACAGCGGTTAACCACACCGGTTTGGCTTATGCCGAAGCAGCGAACAACGTAACTGCGCTAAAGGTGAAGAAAGGTCATACCATTGCTGTAGGTGACTACATCAAGGGGGCATCAATGACCGGAAAGCAGGTTACCAATATTGATCGTGGTAGCGACCTGTACGACGAGTTGACTTTAGGTGCAGCCACTGGTCAGGTTGTAGCTGCCGACGAAGCGTTAACTGTTGTTACTGCCTCTAACGGTACAACCGTTAAGAGTTTTGATGCACTCTCCAAACAGGCTCCTGCTATCGCCATTGCAGGTAGTAACTACGATGTGGTTGCAAATGACAACCTATTTGTTGATGCGTGGCTTATCGCAGTGGTTAAGGAGGCTAACGGCCCCGTTATTCCTGATGCGGTTAAGTCGCAGCTCTCTGGAATTAAGTATGTTTAACCCTTATCGCTAAAAATAGAAAGGAACATAAATTATGCAAAAGACATTAATGCAAGGGTTGAACGAGAAGGACATGCAGGCGGTAATAAATACCTACGACCTTAAGCCTTACTACTACCCTACCCTATTCCCTCTAACTGAAACTCCTTTCCTTACGTGGAAGATGTTGGAGGGGCAAGCAGGATTAAAAATCGCTGCTGACTTGGTAAGCCGTGGCGCTACCATTCCCAAAAAGACCCGCGAGGCTATTAGCCGAATTCAGGGTGATATTCCAAAAATCGCCATCAGCCGTGAGAAGTTGGAAGACGAACTCACAGAGTATGACATCATGCTGGCCATGGCGAGCCAAAATCCTGACCTACGAGCAATCGTAGAATTCTGGGCAGAGGACACCAAGTACTGCTGGGATGGCGTTGCTGCCCGTGCAGAGTGGATTGCTCTAAAGCAAATCTCCCTTGGTAAAGTGGCGTTCACTAATGCCAATAACCACGGTGTGGTTACTGAGTATAATGTGGATTACCAAATGCCATCGACACACAAGATTGGTGTGAACACGTCTTGGGCTACCACAGCCTCAGCCAAACCTATCACCAAGGACTTTCCCGCTGCCATTAAGATTGGTAAGCTTATAGGGGCTAACTACAAGTTTGCCTTTATGAACGTGGCTACCCTTGAGAAGTTGGTAGCGGTTGACGAGGTGGTTAAATTCTGTGCTTCATACCTACAGAATGCAGCCAACTTGCCTTACTCTCCTGCTCTACAGGACGTAAATTCCATGCTTATGCGTAAGGTTAATTTTGGTGGGCTTCAAATTGTGCCTGTTGATCAGGATATCACAATTGAACTCCCCGATGGTAGCCGTACAACTGGCAATCCTTTCGAGGATGATGTAGTACTTTTCTCGGAGAGTAAAATACTGGGTAAAACCCACTGGAAGCGTCCTATAGACATGAACGTGAAGACCGAGGCCATTAAGGCCATGAACGGTCACACCATGGTTCAGAAGTACTCCAATGCTTCTCCTCTTAAGGAGGTGACCGAGGGTATTGCCAACCTATTCCCCGCGTGGAACTTGGCTGGTCGCTCTGTTCTTATGCAGGTGAATGGCACTACTTGGAATAAGTAAACTACCCAAGGGGCTTGCAGCATAGCCCCTTGTTAATCTTTTATAGCCATGGCAATTAACACTAACAGAGACTATCTTAAAGCACAGCTGGCAAAGTTTGGGCTAACCGATGATGATGTGGATTTGATAATGGTTGAGAACCCTGCTTTAAGCGGGTCCCTCAATATTATCGCCTGTAAACAGGCAATGCACAAGTCGTTCTCGGCAATTCTACCTTTAGCCAACGTTTCGGAGGGTGGTTTCTCCCAGTCGTGGAATATGGATGCCGTGAAGCTTTGGTACAAATCGCTGTGTAGCGAGTTGGGTAAGCCTAATTTTCTCAAACCTCAAATCAGAAACCGTTCAAACTCTTGGTAGTATGTCAGTGAAGCAGTACCCCCACTTCCTGTTCGTTCACTTGGTGAGCGAGTCCGTTCAGGATAACGAAGGCAATTGGACTGGTCCGGTTGACGAGTGGGTATTACATGCTAATTGCAGGGAGGAGACCAACGGAGCGGGAAAGTTAATTAACGGTCCTGACGGAAAGGCGGTGGCGTTTTCTTCAACCGTATACCTGCCCAAGTCATCTGCAAATATTGAGTTTGGTACAGAGATAAAAATAACATCTATTAACGATGTTTTGGCTAATCCAAGGGCGAAGGGGCATGTTTTAAATTTCTCCCAAGGGCAAATGAACAGCAGGCTATGGGTTTAAAGCCAACATTCACACAGGCAGATGTGGCCAAACGTTTCGACAAGTTCCTTGATATTGTAGAAAGAAGACAAATTGAGAGGATGAAAATGCTTGGAGAAATGTGTGTGATCCACGCCAGAGAACTTCCCCCAGAAATCGGATTTCATGACCAAACGGGAAACTTAAGAAGTTCAATTGGATACATCATCTTCAAGGATGGTGTTTCTGTTCACGAAAGCTTTGAACAAGTAAAATCGGGATCAGAAGGCGCGAAAACGGGCAGAAATTTAGCCAACAAGATTGGGGAGAAGTTTAGAGGCAAAGGAATAGTACTGGTTGTGGTTGCAGGAATGAACTATGCATTGGCGCTGGAAGCGAATGGGGCGTATAAATTGAAGTCAAAACGACCATATGTAGTGCTTACAACGGCAGAACAGTTAGCCAAACAAGAACTTCCTAGAATGCTAGAAGACCTAAAGAGCAACATTTATAAAGCGTTTGACTAATGAAACAGACCTACGATATTGAAAGTATAGTTTATCAAGACCTAAAAAAGAACCAAGCGTTAACCGATGAACTTAACGGAGGTATATATCTTGGGCAAAGGCCATTAAATTCAGACAAAGAAGATGTTGTAATCAGCACAATAGCCCTTACCCAAGAATTTAAACCCCAGTTAGCCACAACGAACATTAATGTTCATGTAGCTGATAAAACAGTTGCAATAGGTGGTATACAACAGAAAGTAGAAGACAGGGTTCGGCTGAAGCAGCTGTCGGCTTTAGTTCTTTCAGCCATAAGATCATCTAGCATACAAGGAATTAAGATCGTGGTCGAAAATCAGAGCACTTTAACGGAACCAGACATTTCGCAGCATTTTGTGAATATTAGAATTAACTGGATTATTCATTAATAATACAAAAAACAATGGGATCATTGATAACATTAGGTTTAGCCGAGATACAAGTAGGTATTGCCAGCACTACTGGCACAATGCCTGGCTCGCTGACCAAAATTGGTGCAACATACAGAGACACCTGCAAGGTGGCTCAAGCCGCTTCAGAAGTAACAGAACACTTTGAAGAAGGAAAATCAGCACCCAAGGTTCGGAAGAAAACGAAGAGCATGCCTGTGCTCAATTTTTCGATCATGGACCCTGATGTGCAAATGCTCATCGACTACATTGGTGGTACCAACGTGGGTACTGTAGAGGCTCCCAAGTGGGGTTTTGACGGTAGCGAGGCGGTAGCTAATAAGGCCGTAAGGGTGAAAACAGAGCAAGGTTTGTGGATTGACATTCCCAATGCCGACATTGAAGCAGTTATCAACGCTGATTTGAGCGCAAAAGGTTTATTTATGGTTGATTTCACTGTAACCCCAATGGCTGTTTCCTCTGGAAAGCCTATCCACTCATACGATGGTACATCTGGACTAGAGGTTAGTCCTACATCGTTAAGCTTCACCGCTGCTGCTGACACTACCGGTAAGACTATTACTGCTGCATCTTCTGGCAACGTTACCTACGCTGCTGCACCATCTAACGACGAATGGATTACGGTTACAAGGAACTTGAAGGTTGTTACCGTTAAGGTTTCGGCCAACACCAATTCGGAGAGCCGTACTGCCGTTGTCACTATCGTAGCCGATGGTTTAACCGCTTACGTTCCAGTAACACAGGCAGGAGCATAATTGAATTACAGTAAATATTGAGATACCGAAAGCCCCGGAAACAAAACTTTCGGGGCTTTTTAAAAACCAAAGCCTGATGAAACAAGAAATTGAAAAAGAAAAGCAAGAGTTAAACAGGTTAATCAACAAGGGGGT